GGAGCAAAAACACGAAGTTTTGGATATAATTTTTTAGCTAATTCCATATTCTCACTGTCACCTGATTTTTTCAGTGTAGTAGCAAATTCCATAATTGGATCTGATTCGCTAAAATTTGTAAGAGCAATCATTCTTGGTTTACCGATACCGAAGTAAAAGAATAATTCTGAAAATGGAAAGTCTTTGTTGTGTGTGTAAGGTACTATTCTTACTACTGATTTTTCTCCTACTGGTGGTCTCCAAAAATTGTTTTTGAAGTCGCTAGAGCCACCTCCCCCTTTGTTGTTTAGCTTTGCTAAACGATTCTTGATTTCATTTAAATCCATAACCTTTTTTTAATTAATAAATGTGTAAATTCTTATTACGGGTGTAATATACGAAGTGTTTTGGGCTAAACCAAATTTTTTTACGAAAGATTTATAATTTCTTTTACTTTCGTGTCTATTTTATTAAAACCATCTGCTTGTATTAACAATATACAGTTTTTATAATCATTCCATTCTATAGGGAATCTTTTATCTAAAATTCCATTGTTCAAACTTTTTATTAACTCATTAAGCGCGTTAATTGTGTATAAAGTGTTTGTTTGTTTTTTTCTATGTACTAATATTGTATTATTTATTAACGTTTCTTCTAACGAATTACCCATGTCTACATTATATGTAAGCATGATTTTTCCTCCATCCAAACTTTCCAATACAAAAAGTTTGTCAAAAAGTATAACATATGATGTTCGAATCTTATAGATGATTTCTTCAACATCATTTACGTTGGTAAATGTACAATATAGTTTATTATTCATAAAAAACCGGAATTTTCCGGACATAAATATGAAGTTTAACTTAAAGCACCATAATGTTTGCCTACTTTTGTTTTTACTGGAAATTTGTCGCTAAGTATTGCCTGTAATTCTTCTAATGTTTTCTTACCATCCGACTTAGCTACGTCAAATATAAATGCATCATATATGTAAAGGACTAATCTTGTTTGTTTAGATGTTAAATAATCCTGTATAATTTTTATTTTACGAATGTTAGTTTCTGTTTCAGTTGCCTGTATGTAATAGTTAAATAATTTTTGAGAATGTATTTTAGGGTGGTCTTTTTTACTTATAGTATAACTACCACATTTGATTTCTCCTTTCCTATTAAATTCATCCCATATTATGTTGATAAAATCCTGAGTTTTTTTAAAGAAAGGGTGGTGTAGGTTTGCCTTGTCTATTCCACCATAAATTTGTTTAAATGTAAGTGTTTTACTTTCCTTATATTGTGTTGGTGTAATTTTATCGGTTTTAAAGTAAATTTCTGCAAGTATGTTGTGTACATTGCCTTCAAATTGATAGTCGACTATATCACCTATCAAACGCGGATGATAACCATCATAATCCATTTCAACAAAAAAGTCATTGTCCGGTTCGAATGTGTCTCTTTCACCATTGTCGTGTTTTAATCCAACAAAATTTATTCCATTAAAGTTGTTTACAGGCCTCCCGGTTGTAGTGTATGGATTATACCATCCGTATATATGATTTTCTTTTATGGAGAATTTTTTACACTTTGGTTTGAAATACTCATCGAACTTATCATTAAATTTTAATGCGTTCTTTTCTAACTCATGTAAGACAGGTAATAAGGTGGAATTATAATAATCATTAGTGTTACTTGGAAAACAATTGTTTATATCACGTAATTTGGCATCACAGCGTTCTAAATGTTTTCCAATGGGTATCATTTTATTTACCTTAGTGTGGGGAAATTTACGATAATACCATGTGTGTGCTTGTGTTGTGTGTTCACTTAGGGGAGATATGGTGTGTTGTATATCCGTATAAGATAGTTGAGGGGCCGCGTGTAAAGCGGCTTTTTTATCTAAAACACAAAATTTATAATTTT